GCGCTCATCTGTACATCCCGCTAAAAATCGAGCCTGCCAGACCCCACCCACCCGCCAACTTAAAAATGCCCCCCGTCTTGTTTTCCTTTACCCCATTGCGTATTATTTTTATCTACCCTGCTAACAGGTGCGCGATGAATACCCTCCCTGAAGTAATACAGGCCGACACCGAGGCCGACACGCAGTTGCCTGCTGTTGCAGTCGTTGAGCGCATACAAGACCAACTAGCGCATTTAGGCGTACCCATTGCCAAAGACGCCGAGACGCTCAAAAACTTCATTACCAATAAACTGATTGCAGAGTCCATGCACGATAACCCCCTCGTGCGCTTGCGTGCGCTTGATATGCTGAGTAAGCGTATTGACATCGGGTACTTAGGCGCACCGCAAGAAATCGAAGTCGCCATGAACGTAAAAGAAACGAATAACCTGCAACTGCAACTAAAGGCCAAACTGAGTAGCTTACTTAACTCACCTTTAACCAAACCGTTGCAACCCGTCGAGCGGGTAGAAAACGACACTGATAATTAAAACCCATGTCGCTCCTCACCGATTTTACCACCCATGAGCTTGACTATTTAGTTGAGCACTTGCATGAGTACACGCCGACGGAGCAGCGTCAGATACAGCAGTTGATAGACGAGCAGTATGACAACCATTTACGGGAGCAATGTCAAAACGATTTAATAGCCTTTTGTTGCTATATGCAGCCGGACTATAAAGTGGGGTCACACCATCGGCACTTGGCCAAGCTGTTAATGGCCATTGCAAAGGGAGAGAAAGACCGAGTATGCGTCAACATTCCACCCCGCCATGGTAAGTCCCTTTTAGTATCCACTTACTTTCCGGCCTGGTTTATCGGTAGTAACCCAGGTAAAAAGATTCTAATGGTTTCTCATACCACAGATTTAGCCGTGGATTTTAGCCGCTCTGTGCGTAACATCGTGGACTCGGAAGAATATCAGTTCGTATTTCCCGGCGTTAAACTAGCCAAGGATTCTAAAAGCGCAGGGCGATGGGATACGACAACCGGCACCACCTACTTTGCGTGTGGCGTGGGTTCTAAACTGGCGGGGCGTGGTGCAGATTTACTGCTGTGCGATGACCCCCACAGCGAGCAGGACTTGTTAAACGGCAATGCGTTTAATACGTTTGAGAAAGCCTATCAGTGGTTTACCTACGGTGCTCGAACGCGCTTAATGCCCCAAGGCCGTGTGGCTATTATACAGACACGGTGGCACGCGGCAGATTTAACCGGTCGTATGATTCAGGACATGGCTAATAATCCTGACGCTGACCAGTACGAGGTGGTTGAGTTCCCTGCGATATTAGACGTAGAACAAGAAGACGGAACGATAGTAGAAAAGGCGTTATGGCCAGAGTTTTATGACTTAGCCGCGCTACGACGCACAAAAGCGTCCATGCCTCCGTTCCAATGGAATGCCCAGTACCAACAGAATCCCACTGCCGAAGAAGCGTCGATTATTAAACGCGAGTGGTGGAATGAGTGGCCGAATGAAAAACCACCGAAGTGTGAGTATGTGATTATGACGTTGGATGCGGCGGCAGAAACCAATAACCGTGCAGACTTTACGGCCCTGACAACGTGGGGCGTATTCTTTAATGAAGAACACGAAGGCCCCGGAGCGGATTCCTATAATCTTATTTTGCTCAATGCCATTAAAGAGCGACTAGAGTTTCCAGAGTTAAAAGAGTTAGCGTTGCAAGAATACCAAGAATGGGAGCCGGACTCTTTCATTGTGGAAAAGAAATCGAACGGAGTACCCTTATATCAAGAGCTGCGCCGAATGGGACTGCCGGTTAGTGAATTTACACCCCACCGTGGCAGCGGGGATAAAATGGCTCGGTTAAACGCCGTATCCGATATTGTACGCAGTGGACTCTGTTGGATTCCGCCAACGCGGTGGGCAGAAGAGTTAGTAGAAGAAGTAGCGAGTTTTCCGTTTGCACAAAACGATGACCAAGTGGACTGCACGGCCATGGCCCTTGCCCGCTATAGACAAGGCGGGTTTATTCGACTGCCCAGTGACGAGAAGGATGAGCCAGTCTATTTTAAGTCCCACCGGCAACGATACTATTAGGCAACCAAAACACTTAGCAGTATCCTGTTTGGTCATCCCCCCTGCTTACTAGGACACTCCCATGATGGCACCCGGCTTACCCAGTCTTCCCACTATGCCCTCCATGCCCGCGCTATTGCCTGACCCACTGAGTTCCGCCTCAGAAGACTCGAAAGCCGTAACCCTTGCCGATGGCAGTGTGGAAGTGGAACTCATGCCGGGGGATGAGGAAGAAGACCAAGAGTTCGGTGCCAACCTAGCGGAAGAGCTAGACGACGAAGCCCTGTATGCCATTGCCTCCCAACTGTTGGAAGACGTAGAGACGGACATTCAGGCGCGGAAGGAGTGGGTGGAAACGTTCGTCGAAGGGCTAGACATCTTAGGGTTCAAGTACGAGGAGCGGTCGGAGCCATGGGACGGGGCGTGCGGTGTATTTAGTTCTGTGCTGTCCGAAGCAGCGATACGCTTCCAAGCCGAGACCATGAGCGAGACGTTCCCTGCCGCAGGGCCGGTGCGAACGAAGATTCTGGGTAAGGTAGACAAGGACAAGGAGCAAGCGGCCAAGCGCGTGCAGGACGACATGAATTACCAGTTGACGGAGCGCATGGTGGAGTACCGTGCCGAGCACGAGCGGATGTTGTTTGCGTTAGGTCTGGCGGGGTCTGCGTTCAAGAAGGTGTACTTCGACCCGACCCTGGGCCGCCAGGTGGCCCTGTTTATCCCCGCAGAAGATGTCATTGTGCCCTACGGGGCCAGCCACATTGAGATGGCCGAGCGTGTGACACACGTCATGCGTAAAACGAAGAACGAAGTGGACAAGCTGATTGCCAGTGGGTTCTACAAGGACGTGGAGTTAGGCGAGCCTCGTGCGTTCCCCACCGACGTGGAGAAGAAGAAGGCCGAGGACAACGGGTTCACGCTAACCGACGACGAGCGGTATACGCTGTACGAAGTGCACGCAGACTTGGTGATTGACGGGATGGACGAGGAGAAAGGCGAGGACACGCCGTTAGCAAAACCTTACGTTATAACTGTTGATAAAAGCAGTGAGCAGGTGTTGTCCATCCGGCGGAATTGGAACGAGGACGATGAGCTGAAACTCAAGCGCAATCACTTCGTCCACTACGTTTATGTGCCAGGGTACGGCTTTTATGGCTTGGGGTTGATTCATATTGTGGGCGGTTATGC